AAACCCTTCTCGCATATTCAAACATGACGCGAGGGAATTTCAAATTTACGTTTTCGGGGCCGTCTATTAGATTCCCATCTTGGTCGAACGTTCCTGTGGCCTGGCCCAGGACGTCCGATAATACATTTTTGGTTTGATGTAAATTAACCAAGTAGCTGTATTCAAGAACTGCTTCTTCGTAATTTGCATAAACGTTGCTCGCCTTCAGTTCAATGTCCAAAACATCGCCGCCGAGCTTCTTAAAGGTATAAGCGACCTGGTCAGCGGCTCCGGAAAGAAAAGAGTCTGAAGAGTCATAGATGCCTAGCGGCAGCGTGGTTGCTACGTCGCTGGCAGTACCAGTGGGTGGCAAAATAGATTTGCTCATCTGGCTTTCCGGGGACAATATAGGTAATGCCATTTTTGGGCCCTCCTGCTTTAATTAGTTTCTAAACAAACAAACCCCCCTCCGAAAAACGGAGAGGGGCAATTAATTGTGTTAAGTATCGCTTTTAGACGAGGTCTTGAACGATAACGAGGCCGTACATATCCGGACGTACCATCTTCTTCGCATAGCGAGTCATGACGCCTTTGCGAGGCACGAAGTCCTCTGTACCAAAGATGGTAGGAGTCATTTGGAGAGGCACATACGGTGCGTATACATATCCGCTTTCAAGGAAAGAAGAACCTTTACGACCTGCCAGAACAACGTTCCGTGGGAAGTAAGGATCGACGTAAACGTCAAACTTCTTGCTCAAAGAGCCGACTTTAACAGCACCAACTTGACCACGATCATCATCGTGAGTCACGGAGCCACGGAATCCAGCAGTGAACTCAAGGAGGTTTGCAACTTCAGGTGAACACACGATGAAGTTAGCGCCGCCTCTAAGGGTCTTGCGGTGGATTTGAGCCGAGACATCATTGATGGTCTCAATCAAGGTTTCGTACCATTCAGATACGTTGCCGGTGAAGTCTGGGAATGTTAACCCGGTGCCGAGTGGCGCGCCAGTTTCACGATTCACGAACTTTCCTGGCAAACGAGACCAATGTAGGGTCGAAGCCGTTGAGCCTTTGATCAAATCTTCCAAGATTTCTTGGTCGATCTCAAGAGCGATGTGTTCAGAAAGAATTGAGGTCAATTCGACTTCAGCATCCAAGTTATGGTATGCGTTCAAGTCTTGAGCCAATTCTGGCGTCCACTTGGCCTTGAGCTTCTTGGTTTTCGCAGTGACAGCCACAGAGTCGACCTTGATGTCGATTTCTGGGATTGCTTCGCTATTCTCAAGTCCCCAAGTATTATCTCCAACAACAGAGCCGAGTGCTCCGCCATCTCCAAAGTTATCATCGATAACCCAAGATGCGCTGACACAACTCTCAAGAGATGCCGTGGCGGCCGCGATTGTGGCGCCTGTTCCGACAACAATTAAGTCGCCGTCGGATATGCCAGCAAGTGCGGTGTCTAGATCATTCGCGTCACGAGTAAGCCTCCTTACTTGATCGGTCTGCTTAGAGGTGATAGCAGCTCCGTCCATCAAAGTAATGGTAACATAATCTTTGATGTTGAGCTGTCCGGTTGTGGGAGTCAGCTCGCTCAGAGGGATAACCCCAACAGCAACGTCCACACCTTCTAGGTCTGGGTCGAAGCGACAAAGACGACTAACGTCGTCACCAGCAGTTGGGTCACCAACAGTACCCGAAGCAACCACAGTCAGGGTTACACCCAACGATTGAGTTGGACTTGAATATCCGTTGTTCAAAGCATAGTAACTTTGTTCTGCGTTATCACCCGACAGTAAGACACCGCCAGTAATCTGCTGACCAACTCTTCCGCCACCGTATACAGATGCTGATTCAGCAGTATCCAAGCGGTTGCGATCATAAGTGAAGTCAAGGAAGAAAATGAGTCCCGATGGGAGGCTCATAGGTTGGACCGAAACAAGATCGTTTGCGATCAATCCACCGAATACGCGGCGGACAATAGGGAACGCGACTGAAGAAAAACCTTCAACGTCGCCACCAGCCATAGAGCTGGCCTCACGAAGTAGTTCCTTTGCTTGGTTTTCAAGCAATGAAGCCATTCCGTGCTTGGCACGTTCACCGCGCAGTCCTTCAAGTAGACCAGTCTTTTCCCACTTTGTGAGAAGAGCATGACCTTCCTTGGAGAGATCGCGTCGAACAATACCTTCAGTAAGTTTGTTTAGAATAGACATGATTTTTAAAAATCTCCTTTATTATGTGTCTTAATACCAGCTAAAATCTGCATCCTGTCCGAAACTGGAGAGGAAATTGTTTTAGCTTCTCTTCTAGGTAAAGTGGCAGAGGGTCTTTCGATGGTCTCGCGGAGTGATTGTGGACGCGCTTTACCTGATACACTTCCCACAGCGCTTTTTAGAGTTTCGAATATTACCTTTGCTTCCTCAATTGAATCTGATCTAGACAGTGCTTCGACAATTTTAGTTTTTTGTCGCTCATTCAGGGAGTTATCTGTCAATACCTTATTCGTGTAAACCAATCTCGCGTTTGAGAGATTGATCTTATTGAAATTTTCTTTTAAGATCTGGAGTGCTTCCAACATTTTGGCGTTTTTCGCCTTGAGTCCATTATTGGACTCTGAAAGTCTTTCTCCAGCCTGTGTCAATGCTTTTACTTGTTCTTTTGCTTGCGTAGCGGAGCGACGAGCTAGCTCTAGTTCTTCTTTATAGTTCATAATATCTGTGGGGGTGCCTGCCCAACCACTTTTTTGTGGCACGATGTCTACGACTAATTCTTCGATGAGTTCATCCAGACTATCGAAGCCTAGGTCCAACTCCTCTTCCAGATTACCCTCTCCGAGGGCGACTTGCAGCGTGGTATCGGGAACATCGTCAGATGCAGACTGGGATAGGACTTCGCCTTCTGGGGAAGCTACGGCATGTGGTGCGGGCTCTCCCTCCTCTTCCGCTGTTAATTTTTCTGCTATAGAAATAAGAGAATCCAAATCCATTGTTACGACCGCGTCGTCGTCTGACAATGCCTCTCCGGGAGTTGCGGGGTTTCCGGCGGCGTATGGTATACTTGCCTCTAAATTAGCAGAAGCTTCGACTGCGGGGGTATCCTCGTCTTGTTCCAACAGGCTCTCGACAGCCTCTCTAATATCTGTTGAATATTTATCCAAAATGGCAGACTCGGCGTTTTTCACCGCTGCCTCTCGTAATGCGGTTGCATCAATAATTGCTTGTTCTAATAGTGAAGACATGAAAAGATTCCCTTGTAGATTTCATCATAAATAAATAGTTTAGTGAAATCAAAAAAGACAAATTTTATAATGTAAGGCCATATTCGTGTAAATTTTAACCAACGCCGGCGGATCCAGACCAGTTATTTTCAATTTCTGTTGTCGGGATTCCCGTTAATCCTGCAATAATATCGAAATCGGTGGATCCCTCGAACCACATCTCTGTGACCTTCAATTCTAATCTCTGCGAGTGGACCGTAGCTATCGATGTTGAACCTACGTCTTCGATTGTGAAAAAATTAGTTCCGCCGGCGGACGGGAGCCCGTTTTGACTAAATGCACAAATAAGATCGTTGGTAGCATCATGATTTTGTACAACAACCCATCGAGTGACGCTTGGGAATGAGATTTTTGTTGGCGAGGCGCCCGTTGCATCGATCGAACCGGACGCGTAGGGCTTTCCTGAAACTTGATAGGACGCTGCGTTTCCGAGACCTGCTCTATAATATGACATGTTATTTTCCTTCCTTCAGACTATAAATAGTTCTTTGCTTGAACTATCTTCTTCTTTTTTTCTTTGGTTTCGGGAGGGCGTCAAAATCAACTTCCATATATTTCTTTTCTTCGGCCTTGAGTTTGTCTAAAACTTTTTGCCTTCTTTTTTCTGCCTTATTCCGCTTTTCTGATGGCTTTTCGTGGCGAAGGGATTCGCGATATGTTTCCAGAATTCGATACTTCTTAACTTTTTTCATAAATCTTCGTATCATTCTCTGAGCATTATCGTACTTGCCTCTTGGCGTTACCGATACGTTTACTACTTTCTTTGACATCTTATCTCCACTTGTCGTCTATAAATAGTCAGAAAAGACAAACTAAATCATGTTTTTCCAGTTCTTTCCGCCGCCGAGGGCCATAATTCCGCTAATATCGACGCCCGCGTCATCTGGGGCGTAATTAGATAGAGGGCTATTGCTTGTTTTTTGGCCAGGTGAGCCTGCGCTCTTAATCGGATCGACGTTATCGAAGATTCCCTTGAATCCGCCCCCAAGAGACTCTTCTAATTTTCTCTTTTTTTCTCTCATCGCTCGTTGTGCCTCTTCTTGAAGCTCAACTCGCTGTCTTGAGAAGTCGTGCTCTGGCTCTGGTGCTTGAGCTTCGACAATCGTCTGCTGAGAACCAATACCAACTGCTACTTCTTTAATTAAATTTGACAAAACTCCCTCTTCAAAGATTACTTCTTTGATGCATTCTTTAATGAGGGGTTTTAAAACCTTTTTAAGTTCGCTTCTTTTCATTTTTTCCTCATTCTTCGTTTTTGAGTTTTCTTGGTCCGTTGCTTGCGCTCAAGCTTTGGTCTCCCACCCTTGACGGGATGGGCACCTTGGGTGTATTTTTTGGTAAAGGCACCTTGGGTGGCTTTCGAATACGGAGGGTTAACATCCACGATCCCTGTTTTCAGCGAGGTAACAGCATCAGGAATGTCAGGCTTATCAATTATGGGCATATCGGGTCTCTCGGGGGCCCAAGATGGCGTCGTAAGATTCAACCCCGAGAGATTTTTAACCAGTTTTTGAACCGCTGCGTCTACTGCTGCGGGGCCCTGCTGTCCGGTCCACTTTTCAATAATAGCCTGGACCGTTTCCGGGCTATTGCCCCATTTACCTTCCTTTAGAAATTCTTCTAATTTTTGGCGAATGGGAGCTTCCTGGAATTGTTCAAATCCCCCCGACGCGGGTTTACCCTTCATCTCCCCATATCTTCCTTTGGTCATGGCATTTAAGACAGCAACTAATTTCTCGCCAGGGAAATGAACAAGATAGCCGCCCACTGATAAACTGGGGTCAATCATTGCTGTGGCGATCCATCGGTGATGGCCGTCCATAATGAAGCCATCTTCGCTGATAAAAGCTCCTAGATCGCCCCCCGCTTGGAGATCATCTCGCTCGGGATTGAGCATTGTAATAACCATGGCAAGTGCCTTATCGATATTCATGCTCGATTGAGAGGGAGATAGGTCAGCCACTTTTGCGACACCTTTGGGTTTTTCCGAAACGCCAATTTCATCATCGTCATTCCCTCGGTCGATGGCGTCGTCGCCCGTTTTTGTATATATTTTTGCCAAATCTGGATCCACGCTGCTCAATTTTGTGGGGAACATCTTTCTATCAATTTTCGAGGGATCGGCCTCCTCGTCCATAAATTGTCTCCAACTTTCAGTTAATTTCTTCATATTATTGTGATCTGACCATAGTTTTTTATTACTCATTTTTTAAATCCCCTTATTCGTCCCATGGCGCGCCCGTATATGAGCTATAGCCGCCACCGTGGTCGCCACCATATCCATCTCCACCCGATTTTTTTGATCCACCAAACGAATCAGATGGGTCTCGCTCATAGTTATCGCGCTGTCGGTTCTTGCGGCGATTTTCTTCAGCTTCTCTGGCATTTGCACGATCTTTCTTCCTTTGTGCAGCTTCTCGCTTGTCGATTACTCCATCCACCCAATCTTGGTGGTCTTTCTCCATTTGATGAAGGGCAGCATATTCACCGAACTTATCGATGAAATCTTTTAGATTGTCCGCACCGAAAATTTCGAGATCTCGTTTGATATTTTCCTCCGAGTCTCTTTCTACTTCTTTAATCGCTCTTTCTATAGTATCACCAGTATGTCGAAGATTATTATCGATCAACCATAAATAGTGGTTCGCGCGATATAGAGCTTTCTTGGCGCGCTTTTTCCCGGTAAAGTCGCCCTTCATAATATCTTTGCCCATTTGGGCCCAGGAGCGCTCACTCAATTCTTCATCGGCTGAAAAATCACCCTCTTCCATAAATTTTCTAAAATTCTCAACGAGCAATTGATTTTTATCGTTGCTCGACCATTTTTTATCTCTACTCATTTTATTTATCTCCCAAGATGCTATTCAAAGCTCGATTGATTCTATCGGCTTTGGTAAAAATGTTTGGCTCTTTATATTGTTTGCCTTCTTGCAAATTCATAAAGGCGTTTGGCGTGCTTGGCTCTGAAACGAAATCAAAGCAAATAAGTTGGAAATCGTCTTCGACGACGACACCACCCTGCATACTTTCACTGACCGAGCCGAGGCCTCGTGAAGAAATGCCAAGCTGAACCCCGGACTCGACAAGGGATCTTAGGATTCCTCCGGCTGGGGTGTTAAGAACCTTGACGGTTCCCATGACTTTTGGGCCATCTGCCCATATGTTTGTAACCATATGGCTTGCATTTTTGAGATTAATGACAGAATCGTCTGGATGATCAAGCTCTCCCAGGGCGCGTTTCTCTTTGACGAGTTTCTGGTATGTTTTCATCTCTCTCATGAGTACCTTTTGTGGGTAAACTCTTCCATTTCCATTTTGGGTGTCCGCTTGTTGCATTAACCCAGTAAGATACATGGCATTATTTACCTGCACGTCAATTTTTTCGGCTTCTGTCAATAAGTCTTGACAAACACCGCCCTCGCAGAGGGCATAGTATTCTCTCAATAAAATTTTACTCATTCTCTTTCCTCTTAAAAAGTAGTCAACAACCGTTTTTGCAGCGGCGGACTCCTTGAAGCATATATTTTTTAAGCATTTAATCACCTCCCTTGTTTTGGATTTTGATGCCACAGTCGTCAAAGACCATGTTTAGTATATATGATGTCCCCGAGCTTATCCACCCGCAGATTAAAAAATTCACGGGTGTTAGTTCATAGGTAAATAGTTCGGTAAAAGGATTAACGCCGCATAAAAAAACGCCAACCCAAAACCCCACACACATGGGACAGGTCCAGAAATAACCTTCGGGCCTTATCTTCTCAAGGATCTTTCCATAGCAGATTAATTGGGTTAAGCCGTAGGCCGTCAAAACAAAATAAATAAGGGGCAAAGTTCTCTCTTATGATTTTATAAGCTGATCGTACCATTTCGTGAAAGTGTCACGAAGGCCTGGGAGGTCCTGGTCCGCGTTGGTTAGAAATTCTATAATCCCTTCCGGACCTAGGTTTGAGACCATGGTTTGAAGATCTAAAACTTCTTCTATCTCTTCTTTAATAATTTTTCTTAATTGATTTTTCGTAAGTTTCATTTCTTTTTTTCCTCTTCTAGCATGTAACTCATCCAATACGGAGAATAATTATATCCTGGCCGGATTGAACCTTTCTCTGTTGCTTGCGGTATTTCGCCAAGCTCTGTCGAATCTTCAGACGTAGGCTCGGTATAATAGTCGTCGAGCATCTCCTCATAATCCTGCATATAGTCGTAGCGGGGCTTCTCTTCTTTTAGAAATTTATATACATTATATATTGTATAATCAAGCACATTCAAGTCTGGATCTTTTGCTTCGACGATGAGACCCTCAATAGACCCATAAACACTGCCTCCTTGCACCGAATCATATGTTACAATTCCTTTTCTTTTTAGAAATTCAAAAAATCTATCCTGAACATGATAGATTTCCTCCGAATAATCATTTTTGGCAAAAGTCACAACCTTATTTTTTTCCGGCACAATTACAATATCTATTTCCTGATGATCGAAAATGAGAATGTTGCCATCTAAGGACTTTCTTGCCTTCATTTCGAGCTGAATTAGCTCTTTTTGTTTGTGCACCTTTACAGAAATCATTAGTTTTTTATCTCCCGGGCCAAGTTCTGAATTTTTAGCACCTCCTGGACCATTTCGTTGTCAATTGGCCGCGAGGAGAAGGCGCCTAAAATTTCAATAACCTTTCGGGTGTTTTGGGCCATTAGTGGGTCGCTGACTACTTCGCGCGAGGCGAGTGACTCTTGTAGGATTTTTCTTAATCTGGGGATCTCCTCATTAAGGAAAACCTTAAGCTCTACGGCATTGTCAGTGAAAGACCCAATGTAGTGACCTAGCAATTTCTTTTGTTCAGACAAAAGTTCGGTTGCGTATTTTTCATTGAATTTTTTGACAAAAGTCTTATAAGTCAAATTATCAACTGGTTTAATGACGGGGCGGGGTTCGGAGCCTGAAGAGGTCATCACATCTATGATTTGTTTTTCGAGCAGGACCCTTTGTTTTGTTTTGGTTCGATAATCAAATATTTGATAAACAGTGGCCACATCGCGGTAATTTGGAATAAAATTTGAAAAAACACCTGGTGATACAAGTTTATTGATGGTGTTGATAACTTTTGTTTGCTCTCTAAACAGGTCTCTCTCATCAATTATTTTCTTTTTCATCCGGGCCTCAAAAACTAGTTTTTCGGCCGTGTGGCGATCTAAATCTCGGGTTTCCAATATCGCCTTATAAAGGTCCAAGTCTTTTGCAAGAATGGAGGATCCTTTAAAATTCTCTCTCACCAATCTAATAATTAATTTTTTCTTCTTATCGTCTTTGATGACAATCGCCTTAGTCAGCTCTCTTATCAGAACCTCAAAAATGAAAGCCGTATTACGCTTTTTGTTGTGTTTCATCTTCATTTAACTTAATCTCCGAATTTTCTAATTCTGTAATCAAATCGCGAACTTGATTGCCGGCTTCAAATAGAAGCGACTCATCTTTATTATAAGTAGGTCCTTTCGATTCGTAAATCCCCCTAGAAAGCCCCATAAAATCCGACATTCCAGGAGTAATGTCTTTTGGTCTCGGGAGTGCAATTGCGGAATAGTTGTGTTGGCGCCCCGAGCGACTATCTCCACCCTTTAGCCCTTTAGATACATATGTCTTTCCTTTTGCTTTCTTGGAGAGCGATTTATCTGTGTGTTTTCTGGATCTATCATCCCTCTTTGCTGGGGCGTCCAAAAGTGGACCATCGTCTCCGCCAAGGTCGTCTCCGCCAAGGTCGCCTCCGCCAAGGTCGTCTCCGCCAAGGTCGCCTCCGCCAAGGTCGTCTCCGCCAAGGTCGTCTCCGCCAAGGTCGCCTTCCAAATCACCCATGCCGCCGGCAGAGGCTGCTTCTTCGGCGGCATTTTCGGCTGCGGCGTTAAGTTCTGCTTCGAATTTCCTATCGTGGAACATTTCTCTCTGATTTCTGACAAATTCTTCTTCCGAAAGGTTGAAGAGGTTCTGTGCAATCCATCGACGACTGAAGAAATTCTCTGTGGCGCCGCCTGCAATGTCAAACTTAATTTTCCAATGCTCTAATTCTTGCATTTCGGCGATTTTGGATGGGTTGTTTAATTTAAGCTTGAAACTAACAAGGTCATCGCCACGAAAACCAAGAGTATATAAGTGAACAATTCCAATTTTTTCAAGCTCCGTCACGACGGCGCGCTGCAATCTCTGAATTGTCCGAGCAAATCTGACATCTTTCTGTGCGAGGGTTGTTTTATCCTCATTTGCTTCCGAATCACTTGACAAATAAGCTGTTGGAATTTTTAAGGCTGCAAACATCTTATCACGAAGGTATTTAACATCGTCAATATCGCCCGTAAACTGTCCACCCTGGAGAGTTTCAATTTTGGAAGACTCTCCACCGCGTACTGGGATGAAATAATCTTCTTCCACGGAAAGGGGGTTATATCTCAAATCAACGCGGCCAGTGTCTGCGTTAACGACCTGATTTCTCTTCATAGATGTGATAGTTTTCTGAACGAATGTTTCTACATCTTGTGGAGCAATGTTGCCAACGTCGATATAGAACACCCTTCTTTCTGCGGAACGCACAATACGGTAAGCCATCATGGCATCTTCCATCAAAACAAGCTGGCGCCAGATACGACGTCCAGATTCAAGAACCGATGTTCCGTAAGGGGCGTATTTATCGTTGCCGAGCACCCTAAAGTGGGCAACTTGCCAATTTTCGAAGGTCATTCCGCCGGAATTCCATTGATATTGGACATAATTCGGGTTAGAAGGGTCCTCGCCTTCAAGCCTCTCAACCTCTTTGAGAGGAAGGGGAATAATAGATTTGACCCCAAGTCTTTCGTCGAGGTCCATATAGAGGATAAAGTCTCCAAATTTACACATTGATCGGCACCAACCAAAAAGGTTGTGCTCTAAATTTAAAACGTTTGTATAGAGGGACTGAAGGATTGCTTTGATTTCTTCGTTTGGGCAATCAATGGTCAACATGGGGGTCAGAGCCGTGTGTGTTGTCATCTCATCAGCATAAATGTCCATTGCGGAGGCAATTTCAGGCATATACTCCATTTGCTCGTAGTCAACATAGCGCTCAGCGCGATTCTGCTGCGCCATGATCTTTGAATGCATAATATCAAAAGGACTGTACTCAGATCTCTTGAATTGTTGGCCCGAAGCTGATCTAAAATCGCTCGAATACTTGTCTAACGCTGTTCTGCGAATCTTTCGATTCATTTGGGTGCGCCAATTTACAATTGGGCCAGAAAACAGTCTTGTTAGTCTTCTAAATAATTCCGATTGCGGGTTATTCGGGTTTTTCTTATTATCAGCCATTCTTTATCCTTTTATTAGCCATGAATATTGCTTATATTCTTCTTTTGCTTTAAACATTTTTTCGTCCAAACTTTCTTTTCTATTATATCCTTCCATTCCTGGAATTGTTGTGTTTATTTTTGTGTTGACAGCAACCATCGAGTTCAAACATGCTTTTTTAAATTCTATATCCCTCTTGTTTACTGTCAGCGCAGTGTCTCTCACCCAGCATGCTATTGCTAATGACATTGTTAAGTCATCATTATATCCCCTCATTGCTTGAGGTTTGCCGTTATACCAGATAAAAGTACGCAATTCGTTAGAAAAGCGAACTGAATATACTTTAATTAGTTTGTTTCTAATGAATTCTTCCAATTTTGCCACAATTAAAGGTCTTGTCTTTAAAGAAGTAGTAAATCCGGGCACAGCGTTGTTCATCCTCTCGCCCTGGTGGCTTTCTACGAACTCGTGCGTGCCCTTTACGGAATAATATAAGTTTGAATAGTCAAGATCAATAAGCTTCTCTAACACAGAGATGCCAATTCCCACATTTTCTACCACCAATAGGCAGGTACCGTATTCTTTTCCGGCCTGCATGAGAATGTTGGCGTACATATCTAGACTTGGCTTGCCCTGATACTCCGCAACAACCTCCATTGTTTCTAATTTTATAATATGAAACACAGAATAGTCTGCACCATCGCCTCTTGCGACGTCTGCTACTAATAAATAAGAGCATTGTGGGTCGTATTCTTCCCAAATCCACATGTTTCTGTCAAATCCCGTCCTGTATTTAGGATCACAGACCAAATTTTCAATCCAGCTGATGTCTTCTGGGTGGATAACACTCTCGCCTGATGTGTTGAAATTACATTCAAGCTCTTGAGCGATCTCTCTACGAGACATATTCCTTGTTTCTTTCTCAAACCAAGCCTGATCTCTGTCAGGATGGACATCCCAGTTCAATACAACGGGGTGAAAATCATTTGACCCCTCGGTGGCCTCACTATAAGTTTTGTGGAACCAATTTCCAACGCCATTCGGAGTTGAGAGGGCGATCACGCGTCCACCAGTTGAAATCGTAGGGTATAAGCCAGCCCACAATTCGTCTAAACTCTCAACGTGGGCGGCCTCATCGATCACTAAAAGAGAAAGTGCCTCGGAACGACCAGCATCGCCGGAAGTTGAAGCTGCTTGGATTTGGGATCCGTTGGATAGCTCGAAAGAAGCCCTGTTATCAATTGAAATGTTGGCGATAAGAAGAAAGTCTGGGACGTTTTTCATAATTGCCTTCACTTTCTTGACAAGATTGGCCGCTGTTTTAAATTTTGTGGCCATAACAAGGATGTTTTTGTCCCTGTGAAATAGCATCAGCCAAACAATATAGCCAGCAGCGATAGTTGAGATGCCCAACTGTCGTGCTTTGAGGATTACATTAAAGCGGTAATCATTAAAATCTGTCAGAAGGTCAGCCTGATAATCATAAGTCTTAAATGGAATAAGACCTTTGATCGGGTGTGAGATTCTTGCGTAATTATTTACGAAGTAGATCGGATCTTTTCCACACTTTAGTATTTCAGCTACTATTTCCTTTTTGGAGAGT